CTTCCTTAACAAGTTGTGCATAAGATTTGATCGGCGGCCACTCGTCCGTCTTCGGTTTGATACCAAGTGCTACTGCTGGCTCTATCATTTTCCTCCTTTGCAAAACCATAATAGGCTTTGCATCTTGTCTTCTCTCTTTGCCCCAGGAATCCTAACGGGTTGACTGGGTTTGAATGTTGCAGGATCGCATCCTAACGGAATAAGAAAAGCTTTTAACTGTTCCACCCACTCGTTCTTAGGTGGCATCTCAAACCAACCATGCAAGCTCTTTCCGCCAGTATTAACAACGGCGTGTAGTTTCATGCTAAACAAGTCGCGCATCAATTGGAACACCGCGCCCATCTGTGGCTTGGTCAGCACATCCGACTCGACAACCAAGAATATCCTATCCTCAACCGTATCGTTGGACCTACTGACTGTTCCTTGCTTGTAGGTCGCGCCAGTTGTGTACTGCCCAATCGGCTCATCCAGCTTCTTCCACTCGTAAGCTGTGCGGAAGTTCTGCGGATGCTTACCGCTGTCCGTCACGTTACCTATCCAGATGTTATCGACAGCGTTGAACAGAGATAAGAACAACTGATAGTCTTGGCTGGGATCATCCAGCTTGGTGGGACTTTCCTCAAACATATCCGCCGTCTCCCAATTGTAGTGCGTGAGATAGCGTTGCTTGTTTGACTCGGCAATCGTCTTAATCCTATCCAGCACCTCGGAGTGTGGGTCTTTCTTAATTACCAGCTTGGGTACGGCTGTGCCACCCGACATAATGTTTACTGGCTTGTAAAGAACATCGCTCGATATGGCTCGGCGTAGCTTGCGGTTAGCCTCGTCCCGATACGGCGTGCAGGAAGTATGCCAGCAGAAGATGGTCGGCGCGCCATCTACGAACACCGTTGTGTCTCTGATGCGAGTGTGGCTGGTATGTGCAGCCTCACCAGGACACTTGCACAACCCGTGGTTCTCGGACTGCCAATCCACTTGACCTACGATCTCTTCAGCTTGCCGTTGTTGGGTTGTCATTTACCATTAACTCTAATTTCTTAATAAACGAATCTATAAATTTTGGTCTAATCCAATGTTCCATTTGTTTCAAAATTTCAATGGCAATTGTAAACTTACGACATAACTCATTATGCCTTCTGACTAATGAAACATATTTGCTATGGCTTTCAATCATTTCCTTTACTATGCCAAGTTCAAATTCAGACAACTCAAACCACTCGGTTCTTCCAGAACCCTTCCAAGTTCTTCTTCGGTTGTCTAATAAATTATGAGCGTGTACTTCCGTGCCATTACAATAATCTGGATGCGAGCTATAAATAACCGAACAATCTCCGCTTCCTATTGTTGCGCATCTTTTGTCTGGATCTTTTGAGCATCCAATTTTATAGAAGCCACTCATTGCATTATCCTTGGCTATATAAACCTTAGATCTTCCGTGCCAATCCATAGTTCTAAGGGCTGTTGTCATAAATCAAACCAGCTTTGTTTCAAGTGGTGGACACACTGAGGACACCAGACGCAGGATCTCCCTGCGTACCATCCGCTGGATTGGTTTCTTGCTTCAATAAAAATGCTTTAGCTATTGGGATAATTTCTTGAATAGTATGAGACGATTTAAACGCATTCATTGCCCAACATGCAAGTACAACATTTTTTTGGGTATAACCTCGGCTTGGAATTTTTCTTTCCAGACTTGGTGAAAGAGCAAGCCTTCCAGATAAATTTATTCTCATATCTATTTTAAGCCCAGTGTATTCGCATATTCCAATATCTAGTTTTTTGTAAACAAATTCTTTAGTAAGATCAAAATCCAAGCCAAGGTTTTTAGCTCTTGTTTTTGCAGCATTCCACAACTGCCTTGCTTTTACTTTTTTTATATTATTTGATGCCCACTTTTTATAATAGCCATTACACCTCTCTTTATTTTTTTTCCTATATATCCTATTTTTTTCAACAATCAGTTTCAAGTTTTTCCTTCCGTACTCTCTGCTTTTTTCTAATCGTATTTCCTTGTGACTTGAATTGTATTCCTTCCATCTCTTAAGAGAGCATGCCTTGCAATAAGAAAACAAGCCGTCTAAATTTTCTTTTGATTTATAGAAATCAATTCTTTCTTTTGATTCCTTGCACATCCTGCATATTTTTGTTTTCATCTTCCATCGCCTCCTTTGCGGCCTTAACAATATCTTCTGCCTTAATGTTTCTTATAGCATTGCACCAATACTGTGTCAAGGGTGTGCGATTGCTCGCATCCTTACACTTCGCTTGCGGCAAGCCAGCGTGCGGACGGCAAGGCGCGTGCGGACAAGTATCAGGTTTGAATATCGATACGTTCTTAGGATAAAAACTCATACGATCTTTTGGATCGTAGCTGCCCCACAACGACACACACGGTGTATCCAACCCAGCAGCCATGTGATTGACTGAGCTATCGGGCGCGACAACAAAGTCAGCCCCGCTAATAATCGGGAACAGCGAGCGCACAGCCTTAGTGCAGTTGAATAGATCAATCACTCGCGGATGATCTACCTTGAAGTTGTTTGAGTTATCCAGCCCAATAATCACAGCGTGATGCTTGGGGTAAGCTTCAAGCAACGCCAGCACCGCCTCCTGCCCCATCGTTGGCGGGTAGGTGCGGGTCGGACCGCTGGACGAAACGTGGTAGGCAAAGAACGGACTAGGCAACGGCCACTTGCCCATCGCCTTTAGCTCTTCGTGGTCTGGCTCGATGAGATGTAGAACTGGCTTGCAATACTTAGCCATAGTCTTTTCATCCCAAACACCCATCCACTCATAGATCCGCTGGTAGCAGTTGCCACCACCAGTGCCTAGCTTGGTGTTGCCAACCTGACCGCTGAACAAATCATCCGTTGGCAAGTGAGCATCAAATGACCTCCATGCCTCCAGCGATGCAGGCAACGGCCACAGCTTTGCGCCCAGCCCAGCGTAGAGAGGCAGGTTGCGAGCAGGAGCGTAAACCTCCACAACCCCACCCGACTCTTGCACCAAGTAGTTGACGAAGGCAGTAGCGATGATCGCGTCACCGATTGCACCAGCGCGGTACACGGCTGTTGCACCACCAGCAGCTCGGCCTTTGTAGTACGGCTTGATCTCGTGCGGGCAAGGGATTGAATCGTCCCAGGTTGGTCCAGTTAGCTCATCGGGCAACACATAGGTAGTGCGCGGGTAGAGCATATTGTCATCGACTTTATGAATTGCGTTTGTGTTATTTGTCCATAGTTTCATTTGGCCTGCCTTTCTATTTAGTTTGTTTTAATCAGTCAATCCTTTTTATACGCTCTGCATCTGGTAGGCGTGGTCAACCAATTCCCTAACGCATTTGAAATACTCTTCCTCGGCACTGCTGTAACAAAATATCTCAGTCCTAAATCCACCAGCCTCAAGCCAAAGCTTCCATCTCCATCCCTTCTCATCCCACTCCTTCTTCACCTGCATCGCCAACTCATCCTTGCTTTTCATTCCTCACCCACCACTTCCTTGCACACTAGGCTGGCCGCATCCACCATCGTAATGATCTGGATCATATCCACAGAGCGTCCGTGAGTGGCGCGGTTACGTTCCAAGACAAGCTTCTCCCTAGCGATGGCAAGCATATCCCTCGCCCACTTCAATCTGTTCTTGGCCTCTACATTCATTGTGTATCCCTTTCTTTAATGTCGTAGTAAAAAGAATCTGTATCCTCCGTCACCCACTTATCGGACTGATTCTCCACGGATGGCAGGTCGGTATCAACCCGAAACTGCTTTAGATTATCTGGCAACTTCTTTGTCACCCAGTTGCTATCCCGCCAGAAGATTCGGTTGTTTGGCATACAGAGTAAGTAGCCATCATCACCAGCGAAGACATGACCGCACTTGTAGTCGGATGGCTCATCGCTGTAAGGATTGTTAAACCAATCCACCGTAAACAAGTATGTACCCCAAACCTTGGTCGCATCCCGTAGCAGTATCTGCGCGCGGTGGTAGGCAAGGAAGCTATACTCGGTAACGGTTACATTCTCGCTGAAGCAATCCCAGAGTTGCTTGAAGTTAAAAGGTATATCGTTGGTGGGTTTATCCAGATAAATTTCCGATAGCGGAACGCGGGATCGCACCATCCCAGAGTCAGTCATAACGTGGAAGGTTAGGATCGCTCCAGCGCAAGACTGCAAGGCGAACACATAGACGTTGTAAAACTCAGTGTCCGCCTCGTTTTTGGTAAAGAATGATTTCCTTACCATAGCCTTGAAGCTAGGGATGTTTTCGTTGAGCGTTGCCATTATCGCCAGGCAGGTCCAGTAAACCAAGCCACCAACACCCAGCGTGTACCCCATATAGGCGCACGCGCACGATGCTCGATGTAGGATGGAAACCAGCAACCTGCTCCTTGCTCTCTGATAAACTGAGCGTTCTCCGTATCTGCCTTAACTTGCAACCCGCCGCCCAGATACTCGGAGGGGTCAGACAGATTGACCACCGCAGTCAGCTTGCGGTCACTGCCCGTAAACGCATCCCAATGCCAAGAGAACTTCTGTAGTGGTCGGTATCGCAGGATCTGCAACTGTTGGATGCCCTGGATGTCGAAACGCCATTGCTCGGCATTGATGCTGTCCGTAAGCTCTCGCATCACTTTGTAGATCCATTCGTAATGTTTGGCGAAAGGTATCCAGCATGACGAGCAAGTTCGCGTACGTGATACCGTACGTGTTGCCCCATCCTTCGACAGCACGGGCGCACGCTTCATCCCGATCACTTCCGCATCCTGGCGCAGCATCTCACACTGCGTCTTGGTTAGAACGTAGCGATCTACTGATGCGGTCAATACCTTCTGCTTAAACTCGGTCATTTGAGTTCCTCGCATAGTTCCAGCAACGCCTTATTCAGTGCGTACTCAAAGCAAGCTTTCTTGTCTTTGACAATATGCTGGCGGCCAGCTTCGGCCAGAGCCTCGTAAAGATCATCGTCAACATTAACTGTGATCTTGACTGACTTACACTCCTCAGTCTTGACCACATCAATATATTTCCCTGCTTTTCTTTTCTTCATAGATCCAATTCCCTTCTTATGTAGTCAATCAGTTTGAAGATGATGTACAATGCACAGTAGATTGCCGACAAAGTCAGCGAACTGTAAAGCACAAACCAACCAATTACCCAAACAACTCCAGCCAGATCAAGTAGGCAGAACATAGTCGTTTTCCTTTAGTTTCCGTAGCAACGTGCGGTTGTCGATCTGCACCCCGCTGGCTCTGCACCACCAAGAGACAACACCCGTCTTAAAGTCACGCAGTAGCTTCTGCACCTCGTGCGAGTTCTTGTACTCCAGTGCATCGTTGAGTGGCACGCCTGTATGATCCTTAACAATCTTCATGCCCTTAACCATCCCTCGCTTGCGCAGCATCCGTAGGTCGCGGATAGCTTGGAGTGCAACCTCTCCAGCCAACTGCTGCACCCTGTCATCGTAATCACCGCGACATAGCTGGGTTGATCTCAACGGCCTAGCTCCACCAGCTTCGCTTCATCAGCCTTAATCTGGTTAGCTAACTTAACCAAGTCATTCGACTGCCCAGCGTAATGAATAATCATCGCATCCTTGTGGCGGTCCAAACCAAAATGCGACTCCACGCTGGTCATGCAATTGAAGGACGGGTCAAGCTCGGTTAGCGGTATGTTCCACAAGTGCGCCATCACGTTGAGCCAGGTCTGTTCTGCAAAGTGGTTTGGGTGTAGGCCAATGGGCGGCATTGATAGGATACCAACGGCCTTGGAATGAACTACGAACACGCCAGTGTTGACGTAGAACTTCGGCTCAATCACTCCGCCAAAAGCTCCAGCCAGCTTGACCATATCTGGCTTGCGGTCCAGATAAGCTCCCTCGTCAAAGGCACAGAACACGCCAGCGTCATCGGATAGCTTCGGGCAATCGGCTGCAATCAGAACATCAGCATCAACGAATGTCACTTGGCTGTAGCCCTTGGTTGCCATGATGTTCCCAATTGCAGACTTGGAGTATTGCGCTGGGTGGGTAAGAGGCTTGTCGATCAGAATGAAGTCAGTGCTATGGCGTTTGCAGTACGCCTCTATGCGTGGCCTAGTCAGATCAATAATTTTCTGCCAATCCTCACCGAACGATTGTGTGACTAATGCTTGTTTCATTTTACGTCCTTCCATATTTTGCCGTGTTCATCTAGGTCACTAGATAGAAGCATCACCTTGTTGTAGAATCCGTACCCATAACCCCAGCGCATTAGCGTTAGGCTGATGATGTCTCCTAAGTGATATAGAATCCAAGACAACGCCAGCTTCATTTCTCAATCCTAACCCAAGCATCCAGCGGTAAGTTCTCGCCGCAGAATCCAACTTGGATCTCTTTCTTTTCCTTTTCGGATATGCCGTAAAGCTCCCAGCCTCCGTCAATCTTAACTACGCGAGTGATCTTCATTCTCTGGGATACTTATTGTTTCCAACGTGATCGCAAAACTTCTGAAAAGATTCCTGTGTGTCAGATTTATCGCTGTCGCCTGATTTATCTCCATAGTTTGAGTAAAGCCAAGGACGAGGCTTGCTGAAAAACTCATCCCAATCTTTGTCTATTTCTTCTTGGTTCATAGTCTCGTAACCTCCTTTTTTATTTGTGCCAACGTGAATAAGCATCGTACCAGCGCACGCTCCAAGTGGTCAACGCTTGTTTCGCCGTTATTATCTGGACAAGGCGAGGACTTGTGCAGTTGCATCTGCGCTGTGGCTAGGTGGCGAACTGCTCTGGCAATATGGTAATCGTGGGTAGGCCGATCCTTCTCCAGCCAATCGCCGTAACCAGACTTATCCGATCCTTTACCCATAACACGCCACACAATCTCTTGCGCGGCAAGACCCATCTCTTGAATTGTTGGTGCGGTCATTTTGCAAGCCTCCTATAGAATTCGTCTAGTAATCCTTCTAGCCAAAGCACGTCTTGTGGGTCAATCACAACTTCATCCCAGGCGGTGTGTAACCTTTTACCCAAGCCCATACTTTCTGCATAGCGCAGAATGCAATACCAGCTTGGTAGAGTTCGTCTTCGTCCCACTGATGATGCTCTATGTATTCTGGATCATTGGATGCCAGAACAACTGACACGCAGGCTGCTTTAGGATTCTCGCAGGCGTTTCGGTATGCCCAAAGTTGTTGCGCATCGGTTGGATAGAATGGAGGCGTGTTGTACTTCTTGTTAATCTTACGATTCTTCAGGTCGATGATTGCGTCACCAATTCCCTTCAACTTCACATATGCGTCACAACGACCAGCGTACCCCGCGCCAACAAGGGCTTTTTCGCACCAATATGTCTTTTCAACATTGGCTTCCGCCCAATCTTTAAAGGTTTTAATAAAGGGAGCAAGTGCCTCATCTCTGGATAGTGGTCTTCCAAGTAGGACGTTCTCCAATTCAATGTGCATTTTCGTGCCATGTTCAGCTGCCTTCGTTGTTGATTCTTTAGAGTCCTTAACCACTCTTCGAGCGTAATCTTCGAGCGTTTCATTTTCCTCCTTTGGTAGTGTCAATGCAGACATTATGGCTTGTTCAATTCTCCAAGAAACAAGTTGCTCTTTATGTAAAATTCCTTGGACACTAGTGACTGATGGAAGCAATCCCATCTTGCGTGCGTCAGCAACAGTTGTGTTTCTTTCCTTGCCATTCTTTCCAATGACAACGTGAGCCGACTCACCATTTTCTGAGTACCAATGACCTCCAGACTCGGATGGAACAAGTCTGGCTGTCGATGGCTCCTTACTTGTAATAGTAAGTGCCATATAACCTAGAACGGCACTTGGTTGCCGTCTGCATCAAGTTCCGACTTGATTGCAGTAGACTTCCCAGCACTTGTAGCAAACTCCTTGGAAGCGCGGATCTTCTCCTGCAACCAATCGGGCATATCGTTGAACTGACCAGCCTCACCCTGTTCGATCTCGTAATACAACTGATCGTTGGTGGTGGTAGCTGGTGCTTTCATGCCCTTGGGTAGCTTGGATGCGCCTGCGATGGCGCAGTATTGCCGACCCTGCTGGCTGGTCTTGTGGATTAGTGTGAGCATAGCTGGCTTGCCCAGTAGGTTCTTCAAGCTGAATGCCTGGAGTTCCTTGGATGTGAAGGTCTGACCGCGCCATTGTTCGAGAAGCTTGCGAAGGCTTGCTTTCTCACCAAGGCTACGGGTCTGTTCGATGCTAACGACCATAGGCTTTTGTACTGTGGTGCGTTTGCCATTCTCCTCGACCTCAAACTCATCGGTTTGATCGGGCAACTCAAAGGTCAAGCGAACTTTTGGTGTCCACTTCTCTTGGTTGTCCCAATTAGTTTTCTGGTGGCCTAGATCGACTAGGCTGTAGAGAACGCCTACAGTAGCTCCCGCTTCTGGTAGTTTGCGTTCTTGTTTTGCTGATTCACTTAATGTTAGTGCCATGTTATTTCTCCTTTATTTATTTGTTTGGGTTTATTGTTGTTGGGGTAAGGTCTTCAAAAGCTGGTGACTTGACGTAAAAGCCCTGTGCGATGGTTGCAGTCTTTGCATATTCAATAGTGACATTGGCTGGCGCGATCTGTCGAGCTAATTCACACACGCTGTCGGCGGTCAATATGACCAGCCATTCCTTGCGTCCGTTACGGCGGAAGAATACAGATGGTATCTTGCCCTTCGGACAATCACGCTTGGCCTGTGCCATCCACTCTTCGGGCTTGAGTGCTTGGCAACGCTTGCCTTCGATATGAAAGGGGAAGTTCTCGCAGACTACGTCACCGCTACCGCCTTCGGGATTGCCTGCGAACTGTTGGCTACGGCGAGCCTTCTGCCAACCCTGCTCCCGCAGGTAGTTTGCTAATTCTCGTTCACCCGCTGCGCCTTTAGCCCGACTATTGATTTTGCCCATCCATCGGGTTTAGCTGTCAACCCATGATGGTGTCGAGATATATTTTAATCTATTTCAGTTCCGCCAAGTCTTATTAGCTTTGCTAATATCCTCATTAAATCGTCTAATCATTGCCATCATAGTCAGTTTCTCTACGATCTTCTTGTTCTTCTTGACCCAAGCCACAGCCTCATCAAAGGACTCCATGTCCTTTAACCCTTCCTCGAACTTAGCCCAAGCCTCTTTCTCGTTCACAAGCTTTGGAATACACGCCAGTTCTGACCTGTCGATGGGCAAAGTTTAGTTGTTATGCTTTTGCACTTGGCGATGGGCAACAGCCAGAAAAGATCATCGTTCATGCCCCAGCAGGCAACGTAATCCACGCCACTGATGGCGCGCTTTGGGATATTAAAGCCATTGCCACTGCTGGTAGTGAATCGGTACTTGGTGCGCCCAGGCTCTACGGTCTGCGCAGTCTTAACCTGGATGCGGTAAAACTTATTATTCTTCTCGGCCACGACATCGTACCCAGCAAAATCCTCGTAGGGCGTAAGCACGTTATACCCGCACCGTAGCAACGCGCCAGTAACGCGAGCGACCCCTACCGCACCAACTTGGCGTGATGTTAATTTCATCCTTGACGGCATTCGGTTTGTGCTAGAGACTTTTCCCAATGAAAACAATAATAACTATAACACTGACGGCGATGCTGATGGCATCGGGATTTGCTGGCGAAGACGATGGCGAAATGGAAGCATTTGTTGGTGGGGTTTATGGTGAGAAAGGATTTGCTGTTATTATAGATAAGGACACGGCTTTAGTTAATGGTAAATTGATATTGCGAAATGGTGATATTTATACGACACCAAAGGGAACATATACCGATAATTATGGCGTGTACTCTGGACCTAAAGGAATTACCACAAGAAATGGAGACATCTTTGCTGGAAGCACTGGCATCATATACGGCTCTGGAGATGTTTTCTTTGGATCTGGCGGGGCAACCATTGTATCTGGAGGTGTAAGTTCCAGCATGAGGAAGCCTTAACCCTGCCCAAAGGTTGATAATCTATTCCTAATCCTAGCCTCTAAGCCAGGAATGAACTTCTTTCTGGCTGGGTTGCGTTCAGCCATATTGTATTCATCCTGCAATTGAGCATCGCTGGCCGCACGCATCAATGCCCTTGGCTCAACTTGGTTAATCGCGGCTAATGTCTTAGGACCAAACCCACCATCTACTGCAACCTTCTGCCCCAGCGTGTTCAATCCTTGCTGGATGTACTTCGTTGCACCGCCCAGCCCACGATTAAACGCGAGATCCTGCGTGAATGGTTGGAGTGCTTGAGGGAGTCTTTCAACAAGTGGCGCGGTATATCCTTGGATGTACTCTGCCGCAGCCTTCGCTCTTTCTTGCGCTGGGAGCGATGAGATGGCTTTGAATGCTTCTGGATGGTATCGGTCATTGATCCCAGCTACCTCAAAGTTTCCACCCATATCTCCAGTTGGCAACTTGTAGACGGAAAGATTACCCTGCTTATCCTTGCGACCCTCCCACTCCACGGTTTGCAATGGAAGCGGAAGCTCGCCAGAGGGTTGCTGTGCTGGTGCTGCTGGTGGCTTAACATATTCACTCATAGGTTCTATCCTTGCGGTCTGTTCTGGTGGTTGTTGTGGTGGTTTTGAGTAAGGCTCAAACTCCATGCGGATTGCGTTATTGCGATCCTGCTGGCTTAAACCAGTTTGGCGTGACGCTGATCCAGAGATGTCAAATTTAGCCATTTATTCTCCTTGCTGCATCATAAGCTCTCGGCCTATCTCTTGACGCTTTTGCATCTCCTCTGGAGATAGCTCGCGCCTCATGCTCTTTGTGAGCGACTTGCTAATCTTATAGTCTCTGTACTTGTTGTTGGCGATGGCGGAAGCATTGTCAACACCCATACCGCCAGCACGCATAGCTGAGATAGCCTCTGACCTAGACAGACCAAGCAGCATAGCAGCGTGAAAATCCTTGTTTGCCTCATCGAACATAATCCTGCGCCTGTTCTGCATCTTCTCGAACTGCTCCCGAACTTTCGCTTCTGGAACATTGCCAACCGCGCCATAGGTTTCGGTAAAGATTCTGCCTACATCAGCCATATCAGTATTAAACCTGGATGCCTTCGATTCTAGTGCCTTGGATACGTTGATGGATTGCGGACGGATGCCAAACAACGCGGACAATTCCTCGGATGGCTTGTAGATACGGCCATACTTGGAAACGGTTGTGTCGGGTTGACCACTTAGGGCATATCCAATCCTTCTGATTTGAGATACTGTTGCAGGCTCATTTTGACGAAGAATATAAGAGATTGTGTCAAGCGACTGATCGGTGAAAGTGTCTTGCGGGTTTCGGATTGTTCTGCCTTGCGGTGCTTTTCCGTAATATGCGGATATGATTGAGTTCGCCAAAATGCTTGGCCCAATATACGACTCTGTAAAATCTTTGATTGCACCGAATATTGATTCTTCTGGATCTCTTCCAGATACAGCCGCTTGAATAGGCCCAAAGAATATCTCATAAGGGCTAGTGTAAGATATGTCCACATAACCCACATCTTTCCCATCCATTCCAGTAGGCATAAGAGAAGCGTTCTTTTGATATGGGGCAACAAACCTTCTTAGCGCATCGACTTTTCTGTCGTTGAATCCACTTGCCCATTTACCAATAGCAAGAACTCCCATAATCGCAGATGTTCCTGCGATCATTCCAGCCAATCTCTTGAATGCGTACTTTTTCATCCCAGGTGTTTTATAATCTTCTGCCGCATATCGCACCGTATTGGGCAGAGTTCTCAATATTTCTGAAGGCCAAGAGACAAAGTTTCCAATTAAAGGCTGCAATCGAAACGCCTTAATAATCCTTGGCACGCGAGAGTAGGTTGGCCTCGTGTTCTTCACGCGCTCGGCTGCGATCACCTCTGCCTTCTGGCGAGACAACCCTCTTCCATCCATAAGTTGCTTAGTTTCGTTCTCCCAAGCCATCAGCTTGAACAAATTATCACCAGCACGATAGGTTTTGTTTAGTGTTTCAATGCCAACCCTAACTCCTTTTCTTACAAAACCAGCACCAGTTCCAGCTAGTTTGCCTGCCTTTGCAGACAACTCTTCAGCAAGGTCAATTGTTGATCCCTTGTACTGCTGTGCATCCTTGAGCATTTGCGTAAATTCATTAAGAACAGTGTTGTCGTACACGCCGAGTTGAGCAGCGCGAGTAAGATAAGCTCTACCTTCCCTTGTATCCACAGAGGGAACTCCAAATTCAGCCAATATTGTTCTAACTGGCTTTAGGTTTCCACCAAAATTGAAGTTTCCGTTTACGACCTCGATCAATACGTTTGAAATAGGATTCCTAAATTGAGCCTGGATGCTCCCAACTGTCTTGCCCCACTTGACCCAGGCATTTGCCATTGAATAAAGCTGGAATGCCGTACCGCCTTTATGGAACATCTCAAAATTTTCAATGGCATCGACCAAATCTTTCTCTGCGTATAGCCCATTTAGTGGCGAGCGAGTATCTGATCCGTCGGCAGCAATCTGTGTGGCTGCATTGCCAGTTGGTCTTTCAAAGAATAGCTTGTTTGCAACGCCAAACTCTTTCAGTTTGTTCAACTGCTCTTGAGATTGGAGCAGGTTAATCATTTTGCTCGCAGACCTAGCGTAGTTAATGACTGGATCATTGTACTCGCCCATTAAAAATCTGATCTGCTCTGGAATATCTTGTCTTGCTTTCGTTATGCCAAGTTTTTTGCCAATACCAGCAGACTGTATCAAAGATTCAAATGGCTTATCCATTCCACCCTCAACCAACTCCTTAATCTTGCCCTGCACCTCAGCCTCAGTTGTGGCTGGATTTGCGGCCTTCATTTGTGTTCTTACAAAGTTTTCAGCCTCAACGTATGCTGCTGGATTCCTCTGCTTCACAAGCTCTACATTGTATTTAGGATTATCAAACTTCTCATAAGAACGAGTCAAATACTCGCCCTTATTCATTCTAATAATGTCAGCCTTACTCATTCCAGACGGACCAACTTCCTGCGAAAACACGCCAGATTGGATTAAGCCTTCCGATAGATTGTCTAGCTGACGGCGCATTTGCTGAACGATTGGCTGGAGAGGCTCTGGAAGATTGTTGATTGGTAAATATCCTCGCAAAAACTGGTCAACTTGCAGCGACTGTTCTGGGGTAAGTTTTGATTGCTTGTTAAGCTTCTTCGCCGCATTCGACAAATCCTTCAGCGTAAAATCAATCTGCTTCAGCATCGCCTGCGTGCGCGATCCCTTGGCCTCCATAATATCAAACATCTCTTTTGGAAGATTGCCTTCGGTGGTAAGCCACTTCTGCGCTACCTTGGCCGCACCTTCCTGCACATCAGATACAATAAACCCAGCCTCACCAGCCTTGCCACGCATTGGGCGAGGGATGGTTGGTGCTGGTGTGGACTCTGAAAAGGCTGGGCCAGTTCTTACCCTTCCATTTTCTACCGTGTAAAATGTTCCTTTTTCTGACTGTTGAATTGGAGTTCCGTTTATGTCCGTGCCAACTATAGGGTCATTTTGCAAATCCACAGCTTCACGCGCAGGGCGTTGTATGACTTGTTTTTTAGAAGGACCTTTTTCTATTTTCTGTCTTACTAGGTTTGCAATCTTTTGGTTCGGAGCAATGATGCTTACCTTTACTTTGTTGGGTAATTCTATTTGTTCTTGAACTTGCTCTTGAACAACCTCACCCTCTGCTGGCAACGCCAATCTCTCCGTTGTCGGCAACTGCGTCCTTGGCGTAACAATCGGACCTTCGCGTACAAGCTCGCCTTGCAGCCCGCGAGTGTCTGGAATGATGGCTTCACGATTGATGCCTTGGGATTCGATTGTAAATACGTTCTTCTTTGGTACTGGATCGTTCAGATCGACCAAGCTTTCCTGCATCTCTGTTGTGATTCCACGCCGTTGCATTTCGGCTGTGTCGGCTGCTGTACCACGTACGCTTCCACGTACGCCAGCCTCTGGTAACTGTTCCTGCGTGACTACAGTAGCTTGCTTAATCGGACGCTCTTGGAGTACTTGCTGAATCTCGGTTGAAACTGTTTCTGGTAGCGATGGTGCTTGTAGTTGTTGCTCGTAATAAGGGCGAACTTCTGGTTGACCAGGCTTGGGCGCACCAACCTCAAGGTCAACCTTATCCAGCACTCTTCTTCCACCAAGCTCAACTTCGGTACGCTTGGCTCGCTCAACTCCAGTTGTCTGTGTTGCCCGTGCTTCATTTAGGATTTGTTGCCAATCTCTGGTTTCGTCTGGTGTGGCTCTGCCAGCCTTAACCTTATAATTCAAATCCTTAAACTCTTCAAAATTATATCCCTTAACCCTAGATCCGCTTCCAATACCAGCATATAGCGCGCCGAATAGAGCGTCCTCGGCAACTGTGCCAGGTGTAACTTCTCCGCCAGTAACTGCCCTAACTCCACTTCCAACAGCCGCGCTGACTCCAGCGGAAGTGCCGACAACTTTGCCAAGTTCTTGCGCTGCCCTCTTTGCGCCTAGTTCTTGGAACAATGTCTTACCAGCCTGGACTAACTGCTTCGCCCCAACCGTACCCGTAACAACCTCTGGCGCGTACTGACCAGCCATCGCGTAACCTGGAGCAAACTCTCTTGATCTAGCAACCTTTGGAGTAAATTTTTGTAGGCCAGATTCTGCTAATTCCCCAGCCGCAATTGCTCCTCCAATTGCTAGTGCTGGCACAGCCACTGGAGCAGCAGGACCAGTAAATGCTCCAGCAATAGCTCCACCAAGACCACCAAAAGTGCTTGCTGCACCCTTAACCAACCCAGCCGTAAGCGCAGCCGCCTTTACATTGGCTGGAACATCAACAGCCTCTTTGTTTACGAAGTCATCAATTTCAACATCTTGTTCTGGCGTGTAATCTGGAAGCGTGGATGCGTACTG